ATAAAATTTATATTTATTTACTACTGCCATTAATTTAAAAAAAAGTTTCTAGCTTCTATTTCCTGTTTGATTTCATCTTGAAAAGAAGTGTTAAGTTTATTAAGTACGTTATCTAGATCTCTGACTAAAGATTGAAAAGTTGATTGCTCGTATTCTTTACTAGGCCTTGTTAATGATTGTACTATCTTTGCCATTATCTATACAACCCCACAATACCACCGTTATTAAATTTTTTATTAAAATTAATTCCCATACCATAAGTTCCATCAGGATTATAGTTAGCACCAAAAGTTGTATTAGGGTTTATATTTCCTGTATAACCTAAGGTAGGTCCTCGATCCCCTAAGTTATATGTTGCGTTAAAATTACCGGGTCCAATTGAACCATTATAAGAAAGTGAACCTTTAGGAGATCCTCCTTTTATTGTTTCATCCGTATCTAAAATTCCACTAAGTCTCCCATATTTTGTATTCCAATTAGCAACAACGTCTGCATTATTACGTAAACCAAAATCAAAATTACTATAATTAGTCGGACCTGATTGTGGACTAAAAGTAGGAACATCATTATCACTATACATATCATTATAATCATCGCTTCTATTTCCGGCATCAAAAGAAGCCTGATCTTGTGCTTGTTGTTCTTCATTATCTTGAGAGCTATATCCCCCATCAGCATAACCTGCTCTTCCACCATAGGCAAAAGGAGTTCCTGATGTGTCATCACCTGTAGGTGAGGTAGTATCTGTTGTAGAAACAGATCCCTCAGAGCCTTCTGCTGCAGTAGCAGCCGCAATTCCTGCTGCATCGTTTGACCAACCGCTATGTTTGTTTCCTCTGTCATCTGACCAAGTTGCTGTACCATCACCGGAGTTAGTTTGCGTCCATCCATCACCTGCATCGTAATCTCCTGCTCTACCGGAATTAATGTTCTCTCTTAATGCGTTTGCAGTTAATTTGTCCATACCCGTCTTTCTTGACCAAAGATTTCTTATTAAGGCAGTAAACCCTCCGATCACCGGATCTCCGATTAATCCAAGCTTTTGCGTTTTAGTCATCGGTGTACCAAATCTAATCTGATTTAGTAAATCTTGTTGCTCTTGTGTAATACCTTTTTCTTCCGGAGTTAAATTTTTTACACCATAAGCATCCGTTTCATACTCATCAAAATTTTTGTTTGGTCCTTTTGGATCTATACCACCTCCACCATCTCCACCATCTTCAGGAATAATTGGAACGTAAGGATTATAGGCACCCATAATTCCTGTGTTGGATTGATTAAAAGTAATAGGTGCTTTATTTAAACCAGTACCTTGAAGGTATCTGTCTTGACTGTAAAACTTGTTACCAGCATTGTATCTATCTAGATCAACACCTGTATAATTAATTGCCATTATCTTCTACCATCCGGTTGTATATCTAATCTAAATGTACCGAGCTTCCAATCTTGGGCCTGATAGGCTCCTGCAAGAGTGGTGCCCGTGTTAGATACTTTAAAAGCTATGCCTCGTGCTCTAGCTCTGGTATCTACCTTAACAGTAGTTGGTGTAAGTGTAAAGGGTCCTAAGGAAGAGCTAACCGCAGTATCTCCAGGGTAATCTCTTAATAATAAAGTAACCGTAGCATTTCCTGTTTGAGAAATCCAGTCGGGTATAATTCTATTTATCTTCATTAAATATTCACCATCTCCTCTAAGATCAGGCATACCAACAGTAGTACCTGTTGAAGTTCTTCTTTGGGTAATGTCAAAATCTCCTGAAGTAATGCTAGCTAATATTGCTGTAATCGTACCCCCGGCTATAACTTGATCGGTCCCCGTTTCCTGTTCATAGTATATAGTTGCACCATCAGTATTACCTATAACATCGGATGAAGTACCATTTATATCATAAGAACATGAATGAGGTTTATCAAATACAGCAGAATCTGACCAGGCAGTTCTACGTAAAGAAACTGCGTTTGTACCACCTGTTACCCAAACAGATCGTTTAGGACTGTGTCTACTATATGACTCGATGTAGTTAAAAGAAACCATCCTATCTATTACACTAGAGTTACTACTGCAATAGAACCACATAATTTCACCAAATAAATTATTCAAGCCAACATTAATTAAATCTCTTGGTGTACTGTTAAGATCATTAAAAACATAATCTTCTACTAGACAATCTAGAGATTCTAGTTCACCGGTATATTTAAAGAAACCATTTTCTGACATCCAATAAGCTGAACCATCTACTTCAACGCAGGCATTCTTGCCTATCAATCCACAGTTAGTTCCTATTTGAGAAAATGAAAATGTAAAAGGCGAACCTACAAAGGTCATCAAAAATAAAGCGGTATCGGTCCATACATAGATAGCAGCATTACCTCTAATGGCTCCCATGATCTTGGATCCTGCGGCAAGTCTTTGTGTACCAGCTGTGTTATCTGCTGTTACCGTATAAGCAGTTGCACTATTAATATCTTCTTGAGAAGAAAATCTTATAAACATATCGTCTTGAGAACTAGGTGTACCTACTGTTGTTTCTGTTCCAAAGAACACTAAGTGTCGATCTGGTGTAGATACCATGACGTGTCTTGAAGCTGTGGGTGCATTAGCTATAATTGTTGCTCTTACTGATGTAGCATTAGAAGCGGCAGAGTTCCATTCAAAACATTTACCATTATAAATAAGGGCAATTAATTTTGTACCATAGTTATCTAAGATCCACATTCCTGGATCAATAGTATAGTCGGAAGATGAGGCATCACCCCATGCAACGTAATCAGATATGTTGGTAACTGTAACTCCGGAAGTGTGGGCTGCTCTAGTAGTTCCATTAACCGCACGAGCTCCTCCAGTTAAAGTTCCTGTTGCCGTGTCATTAGCTGCATAACTAATATCTTCAGTGCCAATTCTAATTTCTCCAGTTGAAGGAAATTGTGTTGTGCTTGCTAAAACAACTGTTGTAGTAGAATCGTCAGGTAGTGTTGTTGAAAGGGTTGTTGTAGCTGGACCTGTTGCTAAACCACCATAGAGCGCTGTACCCCAACCAAAACCACCAAGTTGTTGAGATGGTCCTACGGTGTAATAACATAATACAGAAGCTGAACCCGCTGTACTTAACGGTGTGCCTGATTCTGCAGAAGCCATTGTAATAGTAAAAGTTGTAGTTGTTGGAACCGAAGTCACCATAAATTTAACATCTTCAAATGTTGCATTCGTAAAAGTTGATCCAGATAAACCTGTGACTAAATCAAATAATACTATGTCATCCTCAGCTAGGCCATGAGCCCCGCTGCATGTTACGGTAACTGTAGTTGATGAACCTGTACTTGTAAAATTAGCTCCTGTTAATGTATCTCTTATAGGGTGGATATCATAATAAGTTCCCCCTGAGTAAACGTATAAAATTCTGTTTGTTCCTATGGCAGCATATTTAACACCTGCATTATTATCAAAATGATGTAATGCTCTGGCTGCTCCTGTTAAATTGGTCGCCCCTAATTGACTCCAGCCACCTACTTTTTCTGGTGAACCGTATCTAAATCTTACATTATCGCCCCCGGTCCACTGCCCTTCGGCTCCCGTTGATGTAAGTTGTTTATTAAATCCTGGTAAAAAACCTAGTTTTTGTAGCATAGAAATTCCTTTACAGAGGATTATATCAAATTGATCTTATAATCAATGATTTTTAGGAGGGGCCTAAGAAGTCTTACTTAATCTAGTATAGGAAAATATAGGACAACTTGAGTTTGTTTTCGCAAAAAAATCAACGAGTTTTAGGTATACCCAACAGAGGTCTTTTATCATATAGATTAGACTTTGCATAGGGTCCATTTGCATGATTATAGTGCAGAAATACTTGTCCGCATAACTTGCCTTGAAAAGGTTCTCGCCAATGTTCAAGTTCACAGCCAGAATAAATAATCATATCACCAGGTTTTAAATCTATTCTTACACCTTTAGGTGAATTAGGTTTATGTATATTTTTATGTTCATCGATAACTGTATCTACTCCTGTGGGATCAATAAAAATGGGCCATAGATCACCACCTAAATTAAGTGTAGTTGATATCTCACAACTAGGTCTGTCCTTATGTTTAAAAAGTACATTACCTGTTCTATACAATCTTGTATATGAATAAGTGGGTATTAAATCTAAGCCTGTTTTCTTTTTCATAACAGGTATTGTTTTAATTAATAATGTTTCCATTAAACGATCCGAATATTTAGCATAAGAATTAGGAACCTGGGGATCTTCAAAATTACCTACTAATGGATTTGCTTTATGTGTTACATCATTTTGTAACATCCAATAGTCTGCTTCTGCTGATATTACTAAATAAGTAAAACCTATATCCGCCAGTTCTTTTGATATAGCTTGACGGATTACTTGATATTTATTTTTTTTAAAGGTATTCATTTTTTACTTTCTCATACCAAGGAGGTGCTATTTGATCTATGTTTCCTTTAGCGTCTCGTCTTATCTGTAAATCTTTTCCTAATTTAAATAATGCTCTTATTTCATCATCTGTTTTTAATTCTCTGCCCTCTAATTTAAACTCAGGATCATAAATATTTACAATGATTGGAACTTCTTTAATACCTAATATCTTAGCGACAGTCATTCTATTATTACCTACAATAACTTTTATAATTTTACCATAACGATTAGCATACTCCGCATATATAGGATCAACTATTCCGTATTTTTTTATTGAGTTTATAAGAGAAGTTTTAAATTTAATTTCT